AGGAACCGGCAAGACCTTCTCGATCCAGGCTCTCATGGAGCTTGTGAAAGGCCGGCTGATCTTCACCGCGCCGACAAACAAGGCCACGAAGGTCCTGCGGGATACACTCACCAGTGACACGTACAAGCCAGAGTGCAGGACGATCTATTCGCTGCTGGGCCTGCGGCTGGAGCCAAACGGTGAGGTCAAGGAGCTGACCGTCCCTGAAGACCCTGTGGACCTGTCCGAGTACAAAGCCGTCATCGTGGACGAAGGCTCGATGGTCAACGAAAACCTAGTCGAGCACATCAAGAAGGCGGCGCGGGACTTCGGGGTCAAGTTCATCTTCCTCGCAGACTTTGCGCAGCTTCCGCCGGTAGGGGAAGGTCGCTCGGCTGTCGCCACCGTCACCAACGGCGCGGAACTGTTGACTGTCATGCGGCACGACAACCAAATCCTTAAGCTCGTCACCCGGATTCGCAATGTTGTGGATCATCCAGCCCCGACGATCAAGATCGTGAGCGACTATTCTGAAGGCGAGGGTGTGTGGTCCGTGGGCCAGGCTGAGCTCGAGAGCCGGATACTGGACACGTCGTACACCGACGCCTTCTTGCAGCCGAACAACGCGAAGATCATCGCATGGCGGAACGTCACTGTTGACAAGTATAATGCAATGGTCCGCGGGAAGCTCTTCGATCACCCGACATTGCCGTGGCTGGAAGACGACCGTGTTATCATCATGGAGCCGGCCAAAGACCTTAATGATGAAATCATGGCCACGACTGACGACGAAGGGCAGGTCATGACCGCGGTCGAAGACTATCACCCTGTATGGCCCGAGTTCAAGGTGTGGCGACTGAGCGTCACGCTGGATACGAACAGGGTCTGCACCCTGCAGGTCCTTCACCCAGAGAGCAATTCCCTCTACCTGCGACAGGTGGATCGCTTCGCAACCGAGGCCAAGCAGAACTCGCGCTTGTGGGGCCGCTTCTGGGAGTTCAAGGAGGCTTTTCATAAGGTCCGCCACGCCTATGCAATCACCGCACACAGGGCGCAGGGTTCGACGTACCACACCGCGTTTGTAGACTGGCGGGATATTCTACTGAATCGCAACAGGGGCGAAGCCTATCGGTGCCTTTACGTTGCGTGCAGCCGGCCGAAAAAACGTTTGATTCTTGGTTAAAGGAGAAACGAAATGACCGAACAAGAGAAAATGATTTTGTGGAAGATAGCCAGGGAAATGCGTGTTATCTTCTACCAAAACGGGAAAGAATTATGCTGTGTCAAAGGACAAATCGAGCTTGAGCAGCTAGTCTCACGATTCCTCGCCGCTATCGATGCGGAACGGGCGAAGCAAGGGGCTGTGGCTTGGGCTAGGTTTGACGCCAACGGAGGTCTTTCGGGACTATTTGAGAATGAGAGCGATGGTAGGAAGCCGCTCTACCTCTCCCCTCGCGGGCTTGATGAGCAAGGTTAGATTTAACAGAGTACAAAAGCCTTCTCAAATAACCCACCAAGCACGGCGGAAGTCTATTGACAACTGCCGGTAATCCGTGGATGATTCTCATTCCAACCACGTAACCTTTGAAAGGATCACAATGAAGCAGAAAAACTTCGTGACTCGTAAGCGCTTTCTCCCTGCGCTGATCGAGTTCGTGTGCCGCTACTGGCATAATCCGGGAATGCTCTACAGCGTCACATTCCCTCCCATCACCAAGGAAGGAACCACCAATGACAACAACTCCTGAAATGCACGCTCAGATTCAGATCTGGCGCCAACAAGCCCGCGAGGGCACAATGACCCAAGAGGATTTCATGAAGGCCTTCTCTCACCTGCGCCAAGACCGGGCGCGGGCAGCGGATGTCTCCGCCGCGTCGAAGGCTAGGAAATCAACGGCTACGGCGAAGAAGAACGTAAACTCCGATGATCTTCTGTCGGAACTTGATGGAATTTAAGGAAAGGGGAATGGTATGCCAAAGATCTTTGCAAAACAGAAAGTATGGTGTTCAAGCCCGGAGCATTTTGCCTCGTACAAAAACTGTCGTGAAGAGGAAGCTCGCTTCAACTACGTTACACTGACATCAATTGATTCCGATATGCTGCCTTATGGCTGGATTCTTTTGGGTCAGGCGGAAATTGTTTGCTTCGTCGATTCCATCGAATCGGGGATGCCGCAGGCTCTCGCAGCGTGCGATAAGGCAGAAGAGAAACTGCGGAATGAGCTTAATACAAAGCTCACAGCTATTGATTCGATTCGCCAGAATCTCCTCGCACTCCCGGCGCCGAAAGGGGAAGATGATGACCTCCCATTCTAACGTTATGTTCCCAGCCTAATACTTGCTTGTTTCCGCAATGTTCCCTCAAAATGGAGTTTTTTAAGGAGGAACTGAAATGGAAATAAGCGAGTTACCTAAGAACCTGCAAGGTAAAGTTATTGAAGTCGAAACAGGTTGTTGGGAATGGCAAGGAAGTATTGGGAGTCATGGCTATGGTGATCTGAGACTTGACGGGCAGCATTGGCTTGTACACAGATTTGTCTATTCAGCAGTTTTTGGGGATATTCCTGAGGGACTGGTTATATGGCATACTTGTGATAACAGAAAATGCTGTAACCCTTCCCATCTTAGGTTAGGAACACAGTTACAAAACATGATGGATAAAGAAATGAAAGGAAGGGGCAATGCCGGTGACAGAAACGGCATGGCGAAGTTAAGCAGGGAAGTGGTAGAATACATCAGAGAGCAGTATATTAAGGGCAGGTCACAGTCTGACCTTGCAAGGGATTTTAATGTAAACCGTTCCTGCATCTGGAAAGTGGTGCATGGGACTCACTGGAGATGATAAAATGAGTAGTGCAGTTATGTTTCCACACACCTGGGACAGCACCATGATTGGGTCTTTCCGCAGTTGTCCTCAAAAAATGTTTCGTCAATACGTCCAGCATTGGAAACCAAAATCTGAATCAGTCCACCTTGTCGCCGGCGGTGCTTTCGCCAAAGGGCTGGAGGTCGCCCGCAAGGCCTATTTCTGCGGCATCCTTCCCACGTACAAGGAAGTCGTCGATCCTGAAACCGGCATCCGCACGCAGGTCAAAGACGGCGAAATAGAGTGCGAAAAGGGCGATGCTGCATTCGCCGAAGGCGCTGGGCTTCACTCCCTTCTCATTGCTTACGGAGATTTCGAATGTCCTCCAGAAAGCGGCAAATCTTTAGAGCGGACCGCTGGGGCCTTGGAATACTATTTTTCACAATACCCGCTTGGCTCCTGCGGTATGACCCCAATTACGTTGCCAGACGGCAATCGCGGGATCGAGTTCTCTTTCGCGGAACCCCTCGATGTGTGCCACCCGGTCACTGGCGCGCCGATCCTCTACACCGGCAGAGCCGACATGATTGCCGACTTCGCTGGGGGTACTTACATCGAAGACGATAAGACTACGTCGAGTCTCGGCGCATCGTGGCCGCGGCAGTGGGAACTCCGTTCGCAGTTCACCGGGTATTCCTGGGCTGCGGGCCGTGCGGGGATCAGGACAGACGGCGCGATCGTCCGTGGTGTTTCGATCCTCAAGACCAAGTACGACACCCTCCAAGCCATCACTTATCGGAGTGAGTACGAGGTCAACCGCTGGTATGATCAAGTCAATCGCGACATTGAGCGCTGTATTGCCATGTGGCGCGAAGGCCGGTACGACTACAACCTCGACCATGCTTGCGCGGAGTTCGGTGGGTGTTCGATGGTGCAGATCTGCAAGAGCGCCGATCCTGAGACCTGGCTCCCGATGTACTTCGAGAAACGAGTCTGGGACCCGCTGGCACGAAAAGAAACTACAGTGGAGGAATGGGAGGCAAGCTGGGGGCATGTGCCTGACCCGAAACCCGTCGGTATTACAGCCTCGTAATCCCCCGGAATATCCCAATGAAGATCACAGCCATGTACTTCCTCGGCTCTAAGTTCCTTGACCAGTCCGAGTTCGTCTCCGAGTACCAGCCCCACAGCTTGGCATACTTCTGCCCGACTTGCGGCGAGGTCTGGGGGCGAGTCCTCTGCAACGGGCAGTACGCTCCGCACTGGTCAGTCGAGGTCGTTCCCTGCGGTCGTCACACCGCGCAGTGTGTTCCGAGTTGGGAGAAGGTTCCGGGGAGCTTCTGCTCCAGCCACGCAGAAGGCAACACCAAAGACAGATTGTCTGTAATGTGGTGGGGAAGGGCTCTCGAACACCTTCCCTCCGCAGTTTTTTGTCGTGAGTTCGAAATCGCACTTCAACACTTTGAAAGGAATCAAAATGACTGCCAAAAAGAAACCTGACCCGTGCGTCAATGGGGAAGACATTAACAAGGCTATCGATGGGGGCAGAGAAGCTCACCGCCAAGCCGTTATCACTGAGTGCTCTGTAGTCTTCAACGCTCTCGCCCCGACCACCCGCGCGCTCTTTAACCAGCTCGGCTCCATCACTTCCTACTGGATGGTCGAGCAGGGATTCTGGGACTGCGACAACTTCGGGGAAAAGATCGCCCTGATCCACTCTGAAGTCTCCGAGGCGTTGGAAGCCCACCGCAAGGGTCTCAGTAGTGACCATTTGCCTGGCTTTTCCGGCATCGCCGAGGAACTCGCAGACACTGTCATCCGTATTTTCGACCTCGCAGGGCGTATGGGAGTTCCCTTGGGGGATGCAATCATCGCAAAGTCCTTGTACAACCTCACCCGCGACCACAAGCACGGCAAGGCCTACTAAAGAAAAACTGCCCCATCGGGAGTTGACACACATAATCAGAGGTATTATTATTGAGGCTCAATTCCCGATGGAGGTTCTTAATGAGCATTAAAGAAAGGTTTCTAGAAAAGGTGCTTGTCAGAGGTGTTGAGGATTGCTGGGAATGGCAAGCTGCTAAAGATCCTGCCGGTTATGGGCGATTCTGGTATAAAGAGCGAATGGTCCCGGCTTCACAAGTAGCCTACAAGTTGTTTGTAGGAGAAGTTCCTAAGGGGTTGGGGGTGCTACACAACTGCCATAACAAAGGCTGCTGCAACCCGAAGCACTTACGTGTAGGAACTCAGGCAGAAAATATGGGTGATGTGGCAAGAGCGCGCAGCCATCCAGCACAAAAAGTGAATTTTTCTGAAGCTCGTGACTTTCGCAAAGCGGGCTGGTCTTTGGGAAAAATTGCACGGTATTTTAACTGCTCTCAACAAGCTATTATTCAAGGATTGAAAAGACATTATGGAACAGCAAACTACACAACTTCCGGGACTTAATATTCTTTTAATGGGGGCCTCCGGCACAGGCAAGACCCACGCCATAGGCACTCTCGTCGATTCAGGCGTCGAGGTCTTCTACTTCGCTTATGAATCCGGCTCTGAGTCCCTCATTGGCTACTGGACAGACAACGGCAAACCGGTCCCCGCCAACCTCCACATCTGCACAGTCAAGGCGCCCTCGGCATCCTTTATGGAAATGGCGGATTCCGTCAAGACTGTGAGCCAGCTCTCCTACGAGAGTCTCAAGAAACAGGTCGACCCTTCCCGTTCCAAGTACAATCAGCTCGAAACCTTCCTCCGGAACTTCAACGACGTCACCGACGACAACGGGGTGAAGTATGGCCCGGTTATTGGCTGGAGGCCTTCGCGGGCGTTGGTCATCGACGGTCTCACAGGGCTTTGCGACAGCGCAATGAAAACCTGCATCGGCGGCAAGTTCGACCGGGATCAAAAGGATTGGGGCCTCGCGCAAAACATCGTCGAAGGCATCCTCCGCAAGATCACTTCCGAGTGCAAGTGCCACTTCGTCCTCATTTCGCACATCGAGCGCGAGACTGACCCCAACGGCGGTGGGTTAAAGCTAATGGCCTCCGCCCTCGGCAAAGCCCTCGCCCCCAAACTCCCTGCCATGTTCTCCGACGTCATCCTCGCTAAGCGCGTGGGCCGCGAGTGGTTCTGGGACACAGAAGACCCGACCGCCGACCTCAAAACCCGCAACCTGCCTATCAGCACGAAGATCAAACCGGACTTCAAGGGCATTCTCGACAAATGGAAGTCTCGTGGCGGTGTCGTGTAACACTTGCTCGAAACAACTTGCACTCCTTGGCAGCCCGTGTTTTAATAATTTTCCCTCGCATGAGTTTGTGGCGACTGCAACTAACCGGGGTTTAACTCAGTCGCATTTCCCTTTCAATCATCTGGAGCCTTTATCATGTTCAATCCTGATCAATTCCTCGACATGCAAGTCACCGAAGCCAACTCGACCGAATCCATCCCGGTTCCTGTCGGCGAATACACCGCAGTCATCGGCGAAGTCAAGTGCCGCCCGTGGCAGAAGAAGGACGACCCCTCCGTCGCCGGCCTCGCTCTCGACCTGTCGTGGGATATCGACGACAGCGCCGTCAAAGAGCTTTTGGGCCGTGACAAGGTCAAATGCAAGCAAGGCATCATGCTCGACCTCACCGAAGCCGGTGGTCTCGACATGGGCAAGGGCAAGAACGTCGGCCTTGGCCGTCTGCGCGATGCTTGCGACCTGAACCGTGCCGGCGAGCCTTTCGCCTTCTCCATGCTCGTTGGTCGCATCGCCAAGGTCAAAGTCGAGCACCGTGTCAACGGGGACCAGATCTTCGCGGAAATCAAAGCCGTCGCCAAGCTCTAATCCATTGCCATGCAGTACCAAGGGCCGGGGATTCTCGGCCTTTTTTCCTTCAACCCTCAAAGGAGTCTCACCATGCCCCGCCCTATCCCAACTGTCGGCCGTAAAGTCTGGTACTTCCCTGACCACAATGCCTCTGAACCTCAAGATGCCACCATCATCAAGGGCACCCCTGTCGAAGGCATCGGTCCGGAAAATGCCCTGTGTAATCTGTTCGTCATCAGCCCCCTCGGTCAGACCTCCCTCATCACTGACGTCCAAGCCTTCGAGGACTCCGATCCTAGCCCGTACCCACACTTCCGCTGGATGCCGTACCAAGTCTCACAGGTCGTGAAGGAGGCTGAAAAAGCCTCGCAAGTCCCGCAAACCCTGCAAAAGCTGTAACCCTCCCACAGCCTCTTCGGGGGCTTTAACATGAAAGGCATTTGCCCATGTTTGCAATTTCCGGCGGTTTTCGTAATCGCCCCACAATCAATTTGTTTTCGTCGGTGAGGGGTTATCCTACCCCCGCGAAACAAATCGAACGCACCCCCGTTGCCGTCGGTAATCGGGGTATTTTTTCGCCTATTAAAGCCCGTTTTTCCCCCTTTCCAGCCACAAAATAACCCCCCGGAGTATCCCAGATGAACCGCATCCCCTTATCCCAGATCATCATTCTCGACAATCGCCAGCGCCAGGAATTCGCCCCCGAGGCCCTTCAGGAACTCAAAAACTCCATCGAGGACCAGCAACTTCTCCACCCTCCCGTGCTGCGTCAGCTCGATGGGAAGTGGGTCTTGGTCGCAGGTGAACGCCGTCTCCGCGCTATCACAGAAATCTTCGAACTCGGAGGTTCGTTCACCTACAACGGCGAACACTTCACCGACGGCATGGTCCCCTTCACCGACCTCGGGGAACTCTCCTCGCTCGAAGCCGAGGAAGCCGAACTCGATGAAAACCTCAAGCGGCGCGACCTCACATGGCAGGAACACGCTGCGGCAGTCTCTCGGCTCCATGCCCTCCGCGCGGAACAGGCAATAAACAAGCGCATTCAGATCGCTGCGGAGAATGAAGAGGCCAAAATCCTTGGCAATCCAATCCAATACATCCCTCCGCTCCAGACCGTGGCCGACACCGCTGAGGAACTCACTGGTCGGCGCGACGGTTCCTATCAAGACTCCGTGCGCAAGGAAATCCTCGTAGCCAAACACCTTGACAACCCTTTAATTGCGAAAGCCAAAAATGCTGACGAAGCTATCAAAATTCTCCGCAAGGATGAGGAGGTTCGCAAAAACCAGGCTTTGGCCGCGCGAATCGGAGCCTCTTTCACCGTCGACGCCCACACTGCCCTTCACATTGACTGTCTTACCTACATGGCAGACCCAGAAAACCACGGACAGTTTGATGTCATCCTCACTGACCCTCCATACGGAATGGGGGCGGATAGTTTTGGTGATTCTGGTGGAAAGCTCAGCGGCATTGAGCATCACTACGATGATTCAATCGAAGCTTGGCGAGCTCTGCTCTCTCAATGGGCAAAGCTCTCCTTCCTCGTCACCAAGCCCCAAGCCCACGCCTACGTATTCTGCGACGTCGATAACTACCACGAACTGAAAGAAATGATGCAGGATGCCGGGTGGTATGTCTTCCGCACTCCGATGATCGTGCACAAGCTCAACTCGGGACGTGTTCCTCTCCCGGACCAAGGCCCACGCCGCCAGTGGGAAATGATCCTTTACGCGATCAAGGGCAAGATGCCTGTCACCCATATCTACCCGGATGTGATTGCAGTCTCCGGCGACGACAACGTCGGCCACGGCGCGCAGAAACCTGTCGCCCTGTTCCAAAATCTCCTCCAGCGCTCCGTCCGTCCGGGGATGAAAGTCCTCGACTCCTTCTGTGGGTCCGGGCCGATCTTCCCTGCAGCGCACACGTACAAATGCACGGCGGTGGGCTTGGAAAAGAACGCAGAATCCTACGGAATGACGCTCAAGCGGCTTGCGGACCTGAAGGCTGGTGATGAGGCTACCCTCGGGCTATAAGCGCAAACGGAAAAAGCGGAAGGGGGAAGTGACTTGCACATGCAGTGCATATCGGTTCCCTCACCGCTTTAGCGGGGGCCGGTGTTCCGGTTTCTGGATTGTGACTGACCAATGGGAAAGAAATTATGGGTACGGTGAGTGTACAAACTGCTCCGCAAACAACCAAACGGATGAAGTCCCGTATTGCGAAGTTAATGAGGGCCTTGAACGGGTGTGCGAATGCCCGGCATGGCAAGAATACGTCGAACGTAACGAGATAAAGGTGACAGAATGAAAAAGATTTACATAAGCGGCCCAATGTCGGGGATACCGGATAATAACTTCCCTGCCTTCTCCGCAGCCACAGCCCTCCTGCGGGGGCTTGGTTTCGAGGTCGTCTCGCCACACGAAATCCTGGCTGAGGACGATACATGGGAAGGTTTACTCAAAGAGGACATTCGCCAGATGCTTGACTGTGACACGGTGTGTAAGCTCGATGGGTGGCGGAACTCCGGAGGGGCTTCCCTCGAACCCCACATCGCCCACCAACTCAACTTCACCATCGTCCATGTTTCCTTCTTCGAAAGGATGCTCAATGGAAATTAGACCAACAGGCCCAACCCCTGCCAAGATCATGATTGTTGGGGAGTTTCCAGGGGAGCAGGAAATTGTTCGTGGGGAACCTTTCGTCGGCTACTCCGGGGACGAACTGTCCCGGATGCTCAAGGACGCAGGGATTATGCGTTCTTCGTGCTTCATCACCAACGTCATTCGCGTCCGGCCTCCAGCCAACGACATTGACAACTTCATCGCGGCGAACAAGCAGTCGATCACTGGCCAGCACTTGATGCTGCGGGACAAATTCGTTCTGCCTTGTGTGCGCGATGGTGTGGAACTGCTCAAACGGGAAATCGAACTCTGCCAGCCCAACGTCATCATTGCTCTGGGCAACGTCGCACTGTGGGCATTGACCGGGGCTAAGGGGATAACCTCTTGGCGGGGTTCGACGATGGAATGCAACCTTCCTCTCAACCTCCCATACAAACCCAAAGTCGTCCCCGCATATCACCCATCGCTCGTCCTGCGGCAATGGTCGTGGCGGCCTATCGCTGTGCATGATCTGCGTAAGGCGGCAGTCGAGAGCAAGACTCAAACCCTAATCCGCCCGGATTACAAATTCGTAATACGCCCGGATTTCCCGACAGTCACTTCCATCCTCTCCCAGCTCCTCTCCCAACTTGAAACCGCCACGGCGCAGTTCAAGCTCTCTGTCGACATTGAAACCCGCGCTGGCCACATGTCCTGCATCGGCATTGCTTGGTCGTCTCTCGAAGCCCTGTGCATCCCCCTGATGTGCCTTGAACGCAAGGAAGGGTATTGGACCATTCAGGAAGAAGCCGCCATCGTCTTCCTCCTCTACAAAGTCCTCACCCACCCCAAATGCGACGTCGTCGGCCAGAACTTCTCCTACGACATGCAGTACATCTTCCGCCACTGGCACTTCCTCCCCAACCTTCGCCGGGACACCATGCTCGCCCAGCACGTCATGTTTTCCAACATGCAAAAAAGCCTGGACTTTCTCTCCTCGATGTATTGCAAACATCACGAATACTGGAAAGACGAGGGGAAGGAATGGGACCCGAAGAAGCACGACGAGGAACAATACTGGACCTACAACTGCAAGGACGCGGTCATCACGTTTGAAGTCGACGACGTCGAGCAAGGCGCTATTGACAAGATGGGTTTGCGTGTTGTCCATGACTTCCAGCAGCGTCTCTTCTGGCCTGTCATGCGCTCGATGATCAAGGGCCTCCGAGTCGACACCCAACGCCGCGCCGCCTTCGCCTACACCCTACAGGAAGAAATCGCCAAGCGAGAAATCTGGATCAACAAGTCCCTTGGCTTCAACCTCAATATCCGATCCCCTCTCCAGATGAAGGAACTATTCTATGACCTCCTTGGGCAAAAGCCGGTACTCAATCGAAAAACTCGTGCAGCTACTTGTGACGACGAGGCCTTGCGAAAAATCGCTGACCGAGAGCCACTGCTCTTGCCCCTCGTGCGAAAGGTCCAGGAACTCCGCAGTCTTGGTGTGTTCCTCTCCACGTTTGTCAATGCTCCTCTCGACACTGATGGACGTATGCGCTGCTCATTCAATATCGCTGGTACGGAAACCTACCGTTTCTCATCCTCTAAGGACGCATTTGGATCTGGACTCAATCTCCAGAATATACCTAAAGGCGGAGAGGAAGGGGATGGACTTGAGTTGCCTAACGTACGAAGTCTGTTTATCCCGGACCCCGGAAAAACCTTCTTCGACATTGACCTCAGCTCTGCAGACTTGCGGATCGTGGTCTGGGAGGCCGATGAACCAACCTTCAAAGCCATGCTCAAAGAAGGCCTTGACCCCTACACCGAGATAGCCAAGGAATTCTACCATGATCCCTCAATCACCAAAAAGGACCCCCGGCGTCAGACCTTCAAATCCTTCGCCCACGGGACTAACTACCTCGGAACAGCTAAGGGTTTGGCAGAACGACTTGGACTTGGTGTCCGAGAGGCTGAACAGACTCAAAAGTGGTATTTCGAAAAATTCCCAAAGATCAAAAAGCAACAGGACGACCTGAAGGCCCAAGTCTCCAAACGCCACATGGTCGAAAACGTGTTTGGCTATCGTCAGTACTTCTTCGATCGCATCGAGGGTACGATATTCAATCAGGCAGCGGCTTGGATTCCACAATCCACTGTGGCATGCTTGATTAATCGAGGTTATGTCGCTATTGATGAACAGCTCCCGGAGGTTGAGATTCTCCTCCAGGTCCACGACTCACTTGCGGGGCAGTTTCCAACGCACTTGGGCGACGACATGACTCGGAAAATCGTACAGTGTGCGGAGATTGAACTGCCCTACCCCGGTGACCCTTTGATCATCCCGGTGGGGGTTAAAACTTCAACAGAATCATGGGGAGCCTGTGGATGAGTACCAAGGGATTTGTTATTTGTCTGTGTGATGTTACGGGGTTGTTCGCGCAGCCCTGGGTGGAGGCGGGGTACACAGCGATCCTTGTCGACCCGCAGCACACAGCCTCGGGGGATGAGAGAGTGCTGAAATTCAAAGGCACAATCGAAGACGCAATGCCATTCCTTGACATTGTGATCCAGACCGGTGCAGTGGTGTTTGTGATGGGGTTTCCTCCCTGCACGGATGTGGTGGTGTCGGGGGCGCTGTGGTGGGAGGAAAAGCGAGAAGCCGATCCATACTTCCAAGCCCGTGCTGCTATCGTCGCGCAGCAGTGCAAATCCCTAGGGCAGTTGTCCGGTGCGCCGTGGGCTTTTGAAAACCCTGTCTCTGCCTTCTCCAGCATCTTCGGCCCCCCGCAGTATTCCTTTCACCCATACCACTACGGAGGGTATTGCGAAGGGGATCAGTATTTCAAAACCACCTGTCTCTGGACGAGCGATGACTTCATCATGCCGCAGCCCCGAGAGTGCGGAAGCCTCGGAGAGCCTGATCGCCGCATCCACGAAGCCTCTCCCGGAGAGGATCGAGCGAACTTTCGCTCTGCCACCCCTTCGGGATTCGCTCGTGCACTATTCCTTGCAAACTGCCCAGACTTCCGGAGATTTTAATGTCACGCAAACACGAAGACTGGCTATCCTCTTTCATGGAGTATGCCAGCTATGGAGAAGCCCCTCGGCACATGTACTTTTGGACTGGTGTATCCGCTATAGCAGGAGCCCTCCGCAGGCGTGTTTGGATAGATCAGGCGTATTTTAAGTGGTTTTGTAATTTCTACATCATCCTAGTGGCGCCGCCGGGGATTGTATCCAAGTCCACGACAGCGGGTATAGGGATGTCGCTTTTGCGGGAGGTTCCGGGCGTCAACTTCGGCCCCGACGTCGTGACTTGGCCAGCCCTCGTGGAGAACTTCGCTGCCAAAACCGAAGGGTTCGACTACGATGGAATGATCCATGTTATGTCGGCTTTGACACTCGAATCCTCTGAGTTCGGCAATCTCTTGAACCCACAGGATAAGGAAATGGTCGACCTCCTTGTATCCCTATGGGATGGAAAGCCAGGCAAATTCGAAAAGTCCACCAAGCATTCCGGCTCCGACTCCATCGAAAACCCTTGGATCAACCTCATCGCCTGTACCACACCATCATGGATTGCAGGCAATTTCCCCGAGTACATGATCGGCGGCGGATTCACTTCCCGATGCCTATTCGTCTACGCGGATGCAAAGGAGAAATACGTTGCCTACCCCGGACTCAGTGTTCCAAAAGACCTTAAACGAAGAGCTGCTGACCTTGTCGAAGACCTTACACATATTTCGAAACTCACCGGAGAGTATAAGCTCACTCCCGAGGCAGTTGAGTGGGGAAACACTTGGTACCGAACTCATTACACCGTTCGCTCAGCGAATCTTGACGATGACCGCTTCGGGGGCTACATCGCCCGCAAGCAAACCCATATCCACAAGCTCGCAATGATTCTCGCGGCCTCCTCTTCCGACTCCATGCTCATCACCCCTGAGCACCTTTCCCTCGCACACCAGATGGTCACCGACCTCGAACCTGACATGCAGTTCGTCTTCTCCAAGATCGGCAAGTCAGACACCGCGCTCTACGCGGAGCGTCTTGTCTGGTTCGTCCACTCCAAGGGCACAGTCCCTTACCACGAAGCCTATCGCTACGTCCATTCCTACTTCCCCTCCATGCGCGATTTCGAAGACATTCTAGCAGGGTGCTGTCGTGCAGGATACATCAAACTCGCCCAATGCGGCAGCACCATGACCATCACCGCTGGCATCCCCCTTGAAACCACAAACAAAACGACTCAGGAACTTCCCCCTGAGCCGCTTCGTGCTATTGCCTAAGGAGCCTCAAATGCTAATCGCCCCTGCGTTTCCTTTCTTTCTCAAGCCCACGGTCGCCAATGCCTTAATCCCGGTGTGTTACGAACTCTTTTACTGGTGCAACATCATCATCGGCCCTGAGGCACTTGTCGTTTTTTCAGCGCTTGCATTAACGCTTCCATTTCTACTGGTGTCATTGGTGCGCCGGTGTTTGGGTGACGCATAGTCTGGGCAGGAGTGCGCGGGGTTCCCACCGCCCAAGACTTCGAACCATCATCCGCGGGGGCCTGAGTGCCCCCTGTTTCCTTGTCCAGATTCTTCAATGCCTGCACCGTTCGCAGGGTCAATCCCCGGTACTGTTCACCCGCCATTTTCATTCTCCTTTCGTGGGCCACTTTGCGCGGCAGTCTTCGGAATCGAGAAGATGCCCTTCAGCATGTCTCCCCATCGTTGCATATCTGTCGAGACACTCTCCAAGTACGGCACCAAGGGCTTTGACTCCCTCGGGACAGGCGGCGGGGGCAAGCTGGATTGTGCCGTTGCTGAGATTGGCGAGGTCGTTGCGCAGGACGTTAGCAGCCCGCACAGCGCCAGCGTAACGAGCATTCGCCTCCTCAATTGCTTTTGTCGTTGCATCATCCTTCTCCTTGAACTTTTTAATCCACGCGTCTGTGAGAGCCTTGGCGTCCGCTTGCGCGTTGATCAAAGCCTGGTCATACTCGGCCTTGTCAAGCAGCCTCTGCGTCGAACGAATCCCCTCGTTGTAAAGATGCACTCCCCACGACAACGCCGCGAGGAGGGCTGCTGCAGCTGCAATCTTAATCCAAAGTGTCATAGGGTTTTGTTCTCCTGATAAATTTTATATACCAAGACGACGAAGGACGCTGCAATCCCCTGCACCGCGACAATGGTACCTACAGTCCCCTCCCATGTCAGGGTTGAGGAAGCCGCAAAGCTTTTGGCCCACTGGTAAGCATCCACATTCATCCACAGACCCGTTCCCAGCAGAGTCCTCGTCACTATCTTGTATTTCGATATCCATTTATCGAGACTCCAATCAGTCATGGCAGGAATACTTTGCGCCCCGAGCCGGGGGCTTTTATCGTCC